ACCAGCGAGATAATAGTCCTGGAACTACACCCTCTTTCTCGTATGTAAAGATTGTACCATTTGCACTAAGCATCCAGGGCTTATGGCTATCGTATACCAATTTCCATATCTCAGCCGCAGACATTTCTTCACTGCGCCCATCTTCGTAGTCAACAATAAGCATTGTACCACGTTCTTGGTTCATAATAGCGGTATACTCTAATGCACCAAACAAACCTTCCCATAGAATCGCACCAGTAACATCGTCATCACCGTCTTTGTAACGTTTCTTCTCCATTGCAAGGCGTAAGCCTTTTTCTTTCATGTACTGGTCGGTAAGTGTTTGTCTAACTTGGGCAACAATAGTCTCGCCCGCCATGTTAAGTGCCCTAATAACTGAGGGGTATAGTGAGTTAATGTCAACTGCTCCGACATATTCGTGCATGCCTCTTTTGGGCGTAGCAACGAAGGCACCTGCTGCCTGCTGTGTTTCATCTGCATTTTCATTTCTCCGTTTTTTATCTGGTACAACTAATCCGCGTTCATGTGCTTCGTTATAAATAGCCATTTCAATCATTGCTACTGAACCCATAACTGTTGGTAACAGTACAGTGTTTTCATGTGCCAATGCATTAGCTAATTCTAAGAATTTTAATTTGTTGTGAATCTTAACCAACAACATAGTATCTTGTCTATTGTATTCTAAGAACTTTTCCCAGTCTTTGTTATACAATTGGTCAAGAGTACCTTCGTATTGTGTTTTGTTTTCACCAACTTCCATTTCACCAATAGCATCTAGTTTATAGCTATGGCGACTTTCGTAGTTGTACTTCTTGTAGAGTTGCAAATAGTCCATGTGAATACGACCAACTAAATCATAAGTCATTTCGGACTTACCAAATCGTTCATATTCTCTTGGCTTGGGTAGTTGACCCATTAAACAGAACTTACGTGTATCGTCTTTACTCATCACACGTGTAACACGATTAACCATATATGGTATGTCGTATCCTTCTGAGTTCCAACCAGTTAATACATCCGCATCTTCAATCAACTGAAAGAATGTCTCAAACATTTCCGTTTCAGTTTTGAAAAGTAATGTGTTCTCAAACTTTCTTGTGATTTCCCATGCAGTTTCTTCACTCATGTGCTTAGGTGCAATGCATAGAGTAATACATTGGTCAAGCCAATCCAAGTAACAAGTGATTGCAGTTACTGGATTGAATGGGTCAGTAGTAGGACTGAAACCTTTTTCTGGATCAAAATCTACTTCAATGTCAAAGAAACAAGTATGTAGTTTAGGAGCATCTACACCCAAGTAGTTTTCACTGAGACAGCGGAATACTACGTTAACGTCACTCTCAAAGAGTTCCTTACCACCATGTATTCTTCGTTCTTTCTCAAACTCTGCACGTTTGCGTGTGCTGAATCTGCTTACCGGGTTACCATATATGCTACGATGTTTACCCTTGTTGTCTGGGTAATAGAAAACATAGTTGGCGGGGAACTCATTGTAGTGACGCTTACCATTCTTATCACGCTCTACGACAAATATTTTATCATCGTCCCTCGAATGTATTGCATCCACATAACTCAAAGTGTTTTACCTGCCGCAGTCAAAATGGTTTCAAGCAATTCTTGCTCTTGTTGTGATTTACCGAATTCTGCTTTGTGGGCAATGCGAATAGCTTTCTTAAGCACACTAGGTTTTATTTCTAGTTCTTCTGCTACTGCTTTGATAGTGTCCGAAAGTCCACCGTTTAATGTTTCAACTTCGTGCATGACTTGCATGCCTTCGTTAATAATTTGTGTTAATTTGATTTTTTGATCGCCGCTGAAAAGTTTAGGTTCCATTTGATTTCCTTAGTAAAGTAGTTATTATACACTAGTTCGCTAAGAAGTCAATCACTTTGCGTGATTAAGGTTAAATTACCCTTATTGAAAGATTTCTGGGTGCTTCTTTCCCCAGACTTTGATATATTTTCCTGCCACCATATCAGCAAGCATTTCTATTGGGCTACCTGGATAGCTATCTTCTGGTTTAATCATACCAAGTTCGGTTTGACGTTGATGTGTAAGTTCATGTATAACCGTTCGTAATATATCAACCAAATTACGATTCTTTACATACACCCAAATGCTGTTACCAGCATGTGCCCCTGTATGGTGATTACCCTGTGCTTCTTCTGTATCGTAACTTAATTCAAACTGTGGGGGATTTTTAATGTTTAATAGTTTATAACACCATTCAATGAATTCATAGATATGTGCGTCACGTTCTTCATCATTTAGTTCCACTGACTCACGCATTTGCATTGGCCAGGGTTTGACAGGTGTTCTTGGGCGCTTTTCACCTTGTTTTTCTTTTTCAAGTTTTAGTTTTTCTTTTTCATACTCATCAAAACCATGATAAACTTTCTGTTTAACAGTATTACCTTTGTCCATTTGCGCTAGTGCTTTACGCATGTCTGCTAATGAGGTTTCATCAAGATTCTTTACCCAAGTATCAGGTGTATTTCCATACTTCTTAACGAATAAGTCATGTAGCTTCTTACCAGTTATCCCGTGCTTTTCTGATACCTTTGTCATTAATCTGTCTATGGTATCATAGTCGAACTTCTTCAACGACGGTAGCTTTTTAGCTAGTTCGCTTTCTGGACTCTCACGTAGGAATTCATTTGCTCTCATACTTAAGTATTTATCTGAAAAAGCTCACTTTAGAATTTCACCGTAGCGAATGGTTACTATTCAGCCCAGCAGCCGGGCCACACGGTCCTAAGGTAGGTGTGTTCTTAGACGGGACTATATGGATTACGTGGTCTATCGGTTCCATCGTCCTCGGGGTATACAGGGTAATCGTTTGGGTTCATATGTTTCTAATTAGTTTGATTCTGTGATTGATTGGACATTGTCTTTCCCAAACATCTTACCCAATAGCATTCTTGCATGACTTTGCGACTCAGCATGAATTATTGTCTTAACGGAACTACCATCAACCTTTACAGTTGCTTTGTACTTATTGAGTGAAGATGAAAATTCATTGAGTCGCATAGAGTATTTACTCTCGTTCTTTTTTAAGTATGCTACGAATCATCCAAGCTCTTTTAGCATACAAGTCTTGTAATTCAGCCATATAATTAGCAATACCTTGTTGACGTTCTGCCGTAGCAACATCAAACATTCCAACTACTAATGCAATCATCTTCATGCAATCTTGTAATGATTCAACAAACATTAATTCAGCACGGGGAATTTTTGTTTGGTCTTCAATGATTGTCAACTCATTATAGCGAGTTAAACTACCGGGAGCATAACTGTCTAATACTCTAATGTATTCCGCAATCTTATCTACTGTGCCATATGTCTCACTGTATAAGTCTCCAAAGAAACTATGATATTGCGGGAAATCGCTACCTTCAATGTTCCAATGAAAGTTGCGTGCCTTCAATGAAAATGTTTCTGTTGAAGCTAATAATACTTTTAAATTGTCTGCTAACATGTTAATCCTTTTTTTATTTAGTAGGAGGGTTACCTTTGAATCTATTATAGAAGTCAAATACAGTCCTATCCATTTATATTTAAATCCCTAAATAAAATAATGTGTAGTTCTTTAGTGTCTCAGTAACAAAGTACTAAGTACGCCGGGATCGTTTGCACTTAAATCACCTTCACCCGGTGCAACAATAACGTTGTACTGCAATCCTGTAGTTTTGCCTTTAGCCATGTATTCGTCATACGATAAAATACTGCTAGTACTTATACCATATGCTGTTGCTAAACGTTGTTTTAACTCACCTAATGCTTCTGGGCTTGCAACTTGCCATTGTCCGGCTGCGCCTTTAGCTAGATTACCCTTAGCATCTTTTGCTAACAAGTCATAGAATAGATTTTCTGGAACAATGCGACTATTCTTAGTAGACGCTAGTGTAGGATCCTGTGCTTTAACTTGTTTCTCTTGTGTAGTATTAGCACCCTCACTCCAGTTAATAATGAAGTTAGGTGGTTTTTGTCCTAGTGCGGCTCCAGCCATTTTTGTATAAGCATAGAATTTAACGTCTGGATGTTGTGCAGCCATGTTCAATGCTAAGTCTAAGTATTCTGGGCTAAAGAAGTCACCAGCATCGTGCCAACGAATAGTAACTGCATAGCCACCCTTCTTACCTAATTGTTCTTCTTTAGAAATCTCTGAACTTAGTGTTTGAAAGAAACCACTTGGATCATTCAACAAGAATGTTAATATTCTACCATCACTTAACCAAGCAGCCTTGAACTGAACTTTACCGCCCTTCATTGCAAAGCAATCTACTTTACAACTTCCAGCGCCAGGGCATGTGTTAACAATAATTAGTTTGTTAGTTGCTTCATCTACTGCAACACCAGTCAATGCGGCAAAGCCAACGTTAAAGAATTGTTCTAAGTCACCGTTACTATGCTTCATCTTTTCGTTTTGCTTTAATAACTTCTTTGGACGAGTTTTTAATGCTTCGATAACTGCTTCTTCTTTAAATCTTTTACCAGCTTCGTCATAGTATTCAATAACACTGCTACGATGCATGTAAGGCATCTTGTACTTGTCAGTTTTAGTTTTGCCAGTTGTATACTTTGCAATACCTTTTTTGTCTACTTTAACTTGACCAGTCTTTTTGTCTATATCGTCAGTGCCCTTGATGCGTGTCATGTAGTCTTGAAACTCTTGTCCACCTAGTTCACGTTGTTGTGCTGGTAGTGCAGTTGCTTCCGCCACGCCTTGATTTTTTAGATCAAAATAGTTAGAAACAACATCACTAGGGAAATCTTCGTCATAGTTAAACTTATAACTAGCAAATTTATTACCTTGGTCTGCTTTAACAATAGCATAGGCACGGTTTAATACTTCATCTTCGGATGTAATATCAGGATCGTGTTCAAACACTTGTTGTGCTACTTTCTCATGGTAGTATGAACCAAAC